CCGCCCTTCTTCATAATGATTGCGCCGCCGTTTTTGTTTCCGGGTACGCCGTTTACGCCTTTGAGCAACGAACCCAAGCCACCCATCAAACCGACAATCTGACTTAATGGACTGTTTGAGTATGAGCCAGCATCAGGGCCAACGGTTTGTCCAACAGATCCACCGGGAATGTTTTGGCCGCGAAGCAATTGAGAAAACGCCGTCGCTTCCTGCATGGGGCGATCCAACATCTTCTGACCAAGGTCTTGCTCGGTCTTGCCAAAATCAAACAGAGTTTTGAGACCTGTTGTACCTAGGTCTTGCTGTTGCCGGCCCAAAGTTCCAAATGCTTGGCCTGCGCTCAGTGCGCGATTTAAATCAGACCCAGCATTTGTGGCCGCGTTTTGGTAGCCGGTGTTGAGTGCTTGATACTGCCTGCCAAGCAAATCGGACTGCATATCGCGCAGAGTGTTGCCGGTGACCTGTTGTTGACGGCGTGAGCCAAACTGGCCTGACCCAATAGCGCCAGCGCCTAGTGCCGGCAGGACGTTCTCTTGAATATTGCGATTCTGCAAGCGCCCCATTTCATCCACCACGGCGGATTGATAGGGGTTCATGTAGTCACCGATCACATCGTTGACAGTCGTAGAGCCAGCCTGACCCAACAACTGCGAGCCAGCACCCATCGAGCCAGCGCCAGAGAACGCCACATCAGGGGTCATCTGAAGGGCTTGCTGTTGCAACGGACTCATGCCGGCCACGCCGCCCTGTTGGACAGCGTTCTGGCCTAAATTGGCAATGTCTTGCAGATAGTTGGTGTAGAACTCCGGAGCAGTTGCCTGCGTCGAAGTCGTCTTGGTTACGTCCGGAACGGATCACCTTGAAACAAGCCGGCCATTATCGTGCCCCTTTCAGGTAGGAGGTAAGCGCCTTGGTCTTGGGCGGGATTTTGTTGATCGGCGCAGACCGTTTGTGCGCCCTTATATTCTCGCGGAATTTATCCAACGCCGCCGCACCTGCCTTGGTCGATCCATTGCCAATCTGCGCTACGGTCTCCGAGTCAATCACATACTCGCCGTCAGCCAGCATCGCAGGGATGTCGTCCGATTGTCCATCGCCGGGGCCATGAACAGGAGCGCCGTGGCGGAAGTTCAACCGACCGGCAGTCACAGGTACGTTTGACCACGCAGGTAGGCCACCGCTCTTCAGCCCCTGTGGGCCGGTTTGCATTGGGTTCTGCTGTGGCATCTGTGGCTGTTGGCCCTGCGGCATCCCTTGAGGCTTGGGAGCCATCTGGTTTTGCATCGGTTGCTGTGGTGCCTGTTGCTGGGCAGGCTGTGGGTTGTAAAGGTTCTGCATTGGATCAGTAGGCTTGCCAAACGTGTAGTACGTCTGCATCCCGCCGAGACCACCAGAAGGCATACCACCTTCAGCCATCTGCTCGCCGCCGTAATAATCTTCTTCGGGTGGCTGGTTACCATACACCCCGTCGTTGGGCGGAGGTGCGTAGTCCACATAAGACTCAGGATATGGTTGGTTACCGTTGCCCTGATCGCCAAATTCTTCAGCGTCCATGCGAGCGTAATCGCCGGGGTTTACTTCGTTGAAACCGGGAGCGTTGAGGTTCTGATACAACTCACGGCCATACAACTCAGGCATCCGCTCTGGAGTGCCGTACTGATCGTAGCCAACAAAGTTGGACGGGCCAATACCAAAGTCGGTGGTGCGTGGGTTAATCACGCCAACCTTAGACATATCGATTGATTGGCTTGGCGTGTTATTGCCGCCAAACAATTCCTCGTTGCCAAGCAGGCCACCCAGTACAGCGCCAGCAAGGGCAGACCCGCCATAGCCACCTAGACTGCCTGTGAGTTTGCTCAAAAAATCATTCTCGGCGGCGGTTTCTGCGGCAGTATTAGCGGCTTGGGTTTTTCGTTGAGTTGCTGTAGTTGGCTTGGTTGTGCTTACGCCTCCAGAACCACCGGAGCCGGTGATCGTTGCAGGAACAATTCGGCCAGAGGAGTCGGTTGTGTACAGCGGGGAATCATCTTCCATGCTGTACGTTGTGTCACCAATTGAGTAGGTGCCGTCGCCGTTGTCGCGGTAGCCAGAACTGGTTGACGGCTCAATATAAACAATGTCCCCATCATCGTTCACTGCGTAGAGCGGGTTTCCGTTCTCCATGCTGAAGACTTGATTGCCAAGGCGGAACGTACCGTCACCCTGATCAATTGCACCGGGAGGCATATAGTCTTGATTATTGGCTCCACCGCCGTTTACTGCGGTGTTGTCAAAACCGCCAACGCTGTTGCCTTCGGCATCCAGTATGTCAATGACATCGCCGGTCTCGTTGTCTACTACATAAGCCGTGCCGTCCTCGTTATAAGTGGTCGAGGTGCCCATCCCGCCGCTTGACCCACCAGACGAGTTAGATCCGCCGTAGTAGGTAGTGGAAAGCGGGAATCCGTCTTCGTCTTCTGAGTCGTCAACGCCGCCGCCGTAGTAACTGGTTGAAATTGGAAACCCGTCTCCATCCCCTTCAGACTGAGGGCCGTCATCACCCTCTTGCGGCAAACGATCCAGAAACGCTTGCAACGGGCCTTGGCTTGCGCCGGTGAGGTAGCCGTTACGCTGGTAGTTTGCGGCAGTTGATACTGGGGCATATGCCTGACCGCCAACGTCAAACTTCTGGACTTTCTCGCCCTCAGAAACGCGAATGACATCGCCGTCACCGCTATAGGTAACGAACGAGCCGTCATCGAACATCTGGGTGATCGTGCCATCTCCGTTGCGTTTCTCATGCACGGGGTCGTCCACTGAACCACCCTTGGCAAGGCCAAACAATCCGCCTTTCTTGCCAACGTCAACGTCTTCGTCGTCACCAGAAGCGTAACTGGTATCGTCGTAATCAGTGTTGTCGTATCCGCCAGCGTAACTATCGTCACCGCCATAACTCTCTGGGTCATACCCTTCCGCATACGAGATCAGATCACCGTCCCAGCCGTAGATGTTGCCAAACTCGTCTGTCTGAGTAAATTCAGAATGGTCGGCCTCAGATACTAAATTTCCGTAAAAGTCGTAAGTGTTGCCGTACTCATCCTGCTGGGTGAACTGCGAATAATCACCTTCCGCAATCAATTCACCGGCTGAGTTATAAGTGCCGCCGTACTCATCCGTATACGCAACCGCATTTGGATCTTCAGTGCTTCCGTCCGCGTATCGGAGAAAATTTCCGTCAGCATCATAAAAGTTGCCAAACTCATCGGTCATTTCACCGCTCAAATCTAGAGCGGTCGTGTCGTCTTCATTATCGAGAAGCGTGTCGTCTTCTTCATCACCGAGAAGCGTGTCATCGCCTTCGCCACCCAACAAGGTGTCGTCTTCTTCACCGCCCAACAACGTATCTTCACCTTCGCCGCCAAGCAGAGTGTCATCGCCCTCTGCGCCGGTAACAGTGTCGCCAATGCTTCCGTCAGGGTTGAACGTGGTCGAGGTTTCCTTGTCGCCCATGAACACCGGATTGCCATCTTCATCCAGTTCATACCCCGGCATCAAATTGCCGTCGTCGTCATAGGCTGGGTTGGTTTGCGCCGACACGTTGGTATCGGTTACACCCGTTTCATTCGCCGCTTTGGTGGTGCTTGTGAGGCCTCTGGTCTTTGCACCAGTTCCTGCCGGGGTTTTGGGGCCGGCTGGGGTCTTAGGGCCAGTGCCAGAAATTGCTTTAGGGCCAACACTCGTTCCAATTTTAGGCCCAACAGTTCCAGACACAGGAAGTGTTGTGCTAGTAATTTTGGGCTTGGTTGTCACCGCGCCAGTTGTTGCCCCTGTCGTTCCCGTAGTTGTGCCGGTTTTAGTCGTTCCGGTTGTGCCAACTTTGGTTGTACCAGTAGTTCCAATGCCAGCAGTTCCGCTTCCAGTCGTCCCAACTTTTGTGGTTCCAGTTCCAGCGGTTCCGGTTGTGCCGACTTTGGTTGTACCAGTAGTTCCGGTGCCAACAGTTCCAGTTCCGGTGGTTCCTGTCCCAGCAGTTTTGGTTGTGCTGGTGAGGCCAGTTCCTTTGGTCAATGAATCAACCGCTTTTGTAGCGGCATCAGTGACTTTAGAAGTTACCGCGTTTTTCGTTCCGCCCGTCAGTTTGTCAAGTGCCAACTTGGTGCCAGCGCCAAGAGCGGCACCAGTTAATGCGTTGGTAATCGTCTTGCCAATTTTGGATGCAGTGCTTTGATTCCCTGCCTTGTTGGTGACAGCCGCACCAGTTCCAGAGCCGGTCGATGTTAGCGTCTTTCCGGTTCCAGCCGCAGTGGTTCCAGAACCAGTCGAGGTCAACGTCTTTCCGGTTCCAGCCGCAGTGGTTCCAGCGGGTGCCTTCGCGGTTCCGGTGCCGGTAGAAGTCAAGGACTTGGGCGTAGTCGTTGCCGCCTTCTCGTTGGTTGTTAATCCCGGTGCCTTAGAAGTTACGGGTGCGCTGGTTACCCCTTTGGGAACGGCACCTGCGGTCGTGCTAGTCAAACCTTTGGCAACTGCTGGGCCAGAAGGGGAGGTTACGCCGGGGCGAGCGCCTGCGGCTTGGCCTGCGCCGGGACGAGTGCCTGCGGAAGGAACGGCGGCGGGACGACCACCAAAGCCGGCGGCTCCTGTTCCTAGCGTTCCATCTGGGCCAATGCCCCGGCCCCCCATCGGGCCAAACCCTTGGGCCTCACCCATTGGGCCGTAACCGCTAGAGCCGGCAAGTTGCCGAATGGCAGAAGTAATTGGGGTCTCACCGCGCAGAGCGGCGGCACGGTCACCGCCGCGTGTGTCTTGGTAACGCTCGAATCGTGGCAACTGATTTACCGCTTTGCGTTTTTCCAAAATTGCCATGATTTCTATCCTTTACCTGTGGTTTGCTTTAGCGCAGTCAATCCCGACATTTTAGTCAATGGGCGCAGTTTGCTGACATCTACCTTAAGGGGTGGCGTAACAGTTTTCTTTACGGGTGTCAAATTTGCCACATCTACCTTGGTCGGCACCGTTTTCTTTGCCAAACTTGTGTTAACCGTTGGCACCAATTTTGCCGCAATTTTGGTTGGAATAACAGGCTTGTTGACTCCAAAAGCACCTTTCACATTGCCTTTGGTTTTGCTAACTTTTGGTTCAGTTGTTTTGGTCAATGAGGTCAACTTGTTGCCCATTGTGTTTGCGGCTGACAATGCCCCAAGTCCGGAACCAATCGTTGATGCAACATCGTTGACGGTGTCGTTTCCAAAATCATTGTTTGAAAGCAGGCTCAGTGCGCCAGTCACTTGATTGGCCGTGTTGCCAGACGTTAGTTGGTTGACGCTGTTGATGTTGTCAGAGTTAACCAACGAACTGACAGCCCCAGCGGCGCTATCGCTTTCGTCACCAGTGGTCAGTGTCACGGCCTTGTTGACCGCGTCCGACCCTACGTTGGCAAGAATGCTTGAACCAGCCATCATCACCGTGTTCAACAGGGTGTCGCCGCTAATATTGCCGTTCGTTACCAACTGAGTGACAACCGGAGCCAACACAGAGGTCAGCAACTTTGCATCCCCCGTGGACAAGCCGGTCTCGCCTGCGGCCAGTGATAGGCCGTTGCTTACCGCTGAATTGAGCAACACGGTGCCCAATACCTTGCCGGGGTCTTGACCGTTTGCCACAGCCGTTACAACTGCCGTGCCTGCCTTGGTCAAGGTATTGGCAACCGCTGGACTCAAGTCCGATGGCAACGCCGTTTGAATCATTGGGGCCACGCCGGCAGAGATCGCTCCGCTCAATGCGCCTTTGAAGAAACCGTCACCAAAGTCGCCGCCGCTGGCCTCGGCCATGATGCCGCTGGTTACGCCACTGATCACTGACTTGGAAACAATCTGCGAAGCCAACTCTCCAAGGCCGGCCTCAACAAACGTGCTGGTGAGCGCAGAACCAATCCCCGGCATCAGAAAGTTGGACGCAAGCATGATGATCGGCATGATCGTGCCTGCATCGCTTGTCGAGAACCCGCTTGCTGTTACCTGTGGTTTGCCAGTCTTGGGGTCAAACTTCAACTCATAATTAGTTCCACCGCCGCCCGTGTAGGTTTGACCGATGGTGTACGACAGCGGATCGTTCATCGCCATTGCTGGCGATAACACTTTGTCACCAGCAAATACGCCTCGACCAACAACAAAATCTTCTAGGACGCGTTTGGTGTAGCCGTCACTCTCTCCGCTTGCCGCAATTTCTGTTGTTTTGACTCGCGCTATTTCGTCTGGGGTTAATTCTCTCGATGACCCCGGCCCTTCTGGATCATATGCATTTGGGACGCTTAACATATAAGCGCCTTCGTCGTTTTGATATACGTTTACATTTTGTTTGATGTCTCCGCCGCGAATTTGGCTCAAGTCGGTCACACCGGCTTGGATTAGTTGGCGGGACATATCAAGCAACACCTGTTCGGCGGTTGACGCATCCCGGCCAAGAAGTTTGTTTGCTTCCTCAGACGCAAAACCGATGTTTGCATCTTTGGTCTCGAATACCCCGCCGGTCATCGTCCCTGCGTTTTCAGCAAGTTGTTTCGCTAGATTCAATACCTGTGCGCCGTCGTACTGATTGCCTTTGTAGTCAGTAATCGATGGCAGTGTCGCTTGCGTCGTTTGCGTGGTTTGTGATTGTGTCGTTGCCGGCGTAACCGTAGCGACAGGCTCAAACCGATCAGGCTCAAACTGTTGTGCGTAATAATCAATTACAGGCTTGTCTTCTGGAGTTTCAAGAACAACAGGCTTTGGTTGTTCCACAACAGGTTGTCGAACCTCGTCAACAAACTTATCCTCTGGTTTTGGAGGCGGTTGAACCACATCCGGAGGAGGAGGGGGAGAAGGCGCTTCAGGCTCCATGATCTCCGGTGGAACTTCTGGCTGGCCTACAGGAGGCGTCAAAACCGTTGGCGGTGCAATCTCATGTGACTGGAAATAATTGTTTACTGCTTCTTCGTCGTGCCCAGTAGCGCGAGCCAAGTCGCTAACCGACACGCCGTACTGCGCCGCAGTCTCTGCAATTAGCGTGGGGTTGTTAATGTTCTGTTGAACAAAAGCAAGAATCTGTTCATCGGAAGGCGGGGCAGGCTCCGAAGGAAAATCGACATGGTCATAGTCTTCATAGACCATGTCCCCATAATCATTGTCGTTACGCATTATCGTCAACCTTCTGGTTTATTGAGCCGACCAAAGCCGCCGCCCAGTCATGCCAGTCTTCGTAGATATATGGGCCGGGGATGCCTTCGTTCATAAAGATGTCGATGGCTTTCAACCCTGCCGCCCATTCCTTCCAGTCCGTTGCCGCGTTCGGAATTATTAACTGCTGACCCGCATACGCCTCACACATCAATGAAGCCCACGATTCAAACGTGTGAAACCGTGGGTCATAGACAAGAGGCAACGCCATTACGTTGGCCTTACGTCGCCAATATCGGCGCTTAACAACACCTTGCCCAATTGATAATCCCCACCCTGCTCGTTGCTGGTGAAGATCAAACGAATTTCGCGGCGCTGTTCCCGCAAGTCAATTTTGCCAGTGTCTGGCTCAAAATAATAGGGGTCGGACGTTACGTCTTGAGATTGAGCATATGGCCTGCCAGTTACTTGAAACGACATTGTGCCGCTCTGAATAAAATCAGGCTCAATTCGTTCTAGATTTAACGTGACATTGTCGCCGACCAGCGAAGTCTGCGATGGGCCACCAGCCACCCAACCAAGGTCAGATGTCTGGAATGAACTTTCAATTGCGTTAGAAGTTGTATCAATAACCTCGTCTGTGCCAATCTCGTGTTGCCAAAAAATAATCTGGCCTGCCTTAGTGTTGAACGTGGCAATCACTGTCGCAGAGGTGGTAGCCGCCGCGCTAATCGTGACATCAAAATATCCAGCCGTTGCGCTCGGAGCAATCACTGTCACCGTTGTGCCGTCTGGGATGTTGCTGGCAATCACCACCTGACCCACAGCAATCTGGTTGTTGACCGGCACCTTGATTGTGGTGGTGCTGTTAGTAATCACGCTGGCGCTGAATATCAACACCTGTTCGCTCAAAGTTGTCCCGGCGGCAATCGGGTAATGAAACACCTGAGAGAAGTAACCGGCACTGCGAGTGGCACCCACCGCAACACCTGCGTCATACCAGCAATCTTCGCGGATGTTGTAGATGATGCAGTCGTTGCATTCGGTTGATGTTCCGGACGGAAAAAACCACCAAATCTCACCAAATCTAGGAACTTTTTGCACCCAAACTTTTTGGCTCTGCGCGTAGTTTAAATTATCAAAAAAGTAATTCTGATTGAAATTGTTTTTTAATTCTTTGACCACGCCGTTGTACAACAGGAATCGATCAACGCCTACCCAATAATAAATGCCGTCATACTCAATGACGCACTGGCTTGAAAGAATAGACGACTGGCTGGTAATGATGTCGTACCGCCAGTAGAACGTGCTGGTCGTTGCGCCGACAGTAATAGTTGTTGGGGTATACGACACCCGAATCAACGAATCAAGTGCCCAGAATAAACCAGACGGCGCGTTTGATCCGCCTCGAACCGGCAACCCCTTAACGATCTTGGTCGAAGCCGCATTGGTTTCGTTTGAGTCAGGCCCGTTCCAATCAAATGGGTTTCCAGCAACGCAGTTTTTAATCAAACCGTTGTCGCCGTAAACAAAAACGTAAGGGTGCAAAACACACACACCGCCAGAAACCGAGATTGTGTCCCCCGTTGGGCTGGTGCCGCTGGTGTCCCGCAAGGGCTGTAACACGGTTCCAGCAATGTCTCCAGCCAACACAGGCGTACTGACTGTTTGATCAATCTGGGCCAAGTTGCGACCGGGATGCGCCAACAGCAACTGATTCCCACTCCCTTGCGAATCGAAAAGCGAATCGAATTGCCAAAGGTTTAGATCGCTTGCCGTAAACCCGTTATTGATGGTCGCAACCTTGATTGAGAACCCACTCCCGGTTCCACCGATGCTCGCGGCTGTGGCGCTCAATGTGTTGCCCACTGCGTAGCCGTTGCCAGCCGCCGTCAAGGTTACGGTGGTCACGGTAGCACCAGACACCACAATGGTGGCCTTTGCGCCCGTCCCAGCGCCGCCGGTAAGGCTCACGTTGGTATAGGTGCCATTGGTGTACAGCGAGCCGCCTACGAGCGTATTGAGCGTGAGAATGTAGCCGTTGAACGTGAACTGGTTGATACCAGCACCAATGCCGAGGTTGTTGATGTTGATAACCTCAAGGCCAGAACTGTACCCGCTGAAAACTTGATTTACACCGTCAGCAGAGTTGACGTACATCCCGCGAGAAATCCCGGTGGCCGTTCGAGTGATTGCACGATACCCGCCAATCTTGCGGGGGCGACCGCGTTGGAATCGAACCCATTTTCCATCGGTGTAAAAAGTCATGTCGAAGATTGTCCCATCCCGTTGGATTCCGGGCAGGGTGTCAAGCGCAAAGACTTTTTTGGTCATACAAACGTGCCGCCAGAAATGCCACCAGTAAAATTCCCGGTGCCATTGATGTTCAGGCCAGTCGCCGTCAAGGCAAACAAGTTCACGCCAAGGATGGCAATGTCAAACTCACCCGATGCGGCGCGGTAGATACCAGTGGTGGTCTCGGCAGAAAAGTTCAGCGACGGCGCACCAACAGATCCGCTATTCAAACTTACCGTTGAAGAACCGGCCAAAATCGTGTTGGCGTTGAAAAGGTTGACCGAGTCGCAAACCAGCGTAGCCTGCGAGCCTGCGGTCAAGATGGCGCTTGAGCCAGAGCCAGTTGAAATTGTGACGGTGTACGCCCCAGTGGTAGCGTTGACGATGTAGTACACCTGCACCGTCGAAGGAACAATGATCGTCACGTTCCCCGAAAGCGCCCCTGTGTACTTCTGGATGACGTTAGAAGCCTCGTTGGCCGTCAACGTGTACGTTCCAGTAGTCACGGCTTTGGACAACTGCGTAAACGCGAACTGGGTCGATTTACCAAGCCCTACGGTGTAGAACGTGGAGCCGCTACAGACAATGATGCAAGAATCCCCCGGCTGTAACGCAATCGTTGCCGACCCGTTGATCGTGTTGCCACCAGAACAGGCCACCGTCAGTGCGCCGGTTCCGCTGTTACGCAGGAACATAAACCAGTTGTCGCCAAGCGTTGAGGCCAGCGTCATCGTGATCGTGCCGGCCCCGCCAGTCCAAACGTAAGTGTTGGAGCGGTCTGCCGCTACGGCGGTGTAGTTGCTTGAGAAGGTTGTAACAGGCTGGCTCTGATTAAGCGTCTGACCAATAGCCAGAAGACCGTAACCAGCAAGAGTGGCGGCATCAGCACCAGAAGAACCAATACCGAAAGCGATGATGCCCCATGTGCCAGACGTAGTAGCGTTGGTCGTGATGTAGATGTACTGCGCCTGTCCAGCGGCAATCGTGACGATGGTGTTGACACCGAGGTAGTCCTTGACCGTTAGGGCCAACGCCCCCGTGTTTCTAATCAGCGCATCTTGACCGACCGAAGCCTGATTGGCCGGTGGCATCAGCAAAAAGTTACTGGTCGAATTCGTCGTCACCGACATGATTCGAGCGGTGTAGTCGTCAGTGATACTGCCGTTGATCGGCCACGACAACTGCTTGGTTGCCGTCAGCGTATAGGATTGGTAGGCAACATCCGTTGGCTGGATGACGTTGCCGGTAAATGGCGAATTGAATGACATGATCAGGTATCCAATACTGAGGCTTGACGATCACCGATCCGCTGTACGTCTTCTTGCTTGAGGGTCTGCATGATCTGATCGTAGTTGGCCTTCCACATCATTGAACGCTCGTCGTTCTTGATGTAAGGCATGGCCTGCAACAGACATCCATACAGCAACGCCTGCGGGGCGTAAATAGTGAACCAGTTCGTCTGGTTGGAAGAATCAAGCGGCTGGATACGCTCGTAGTACAAAACCTCGTAGTTGTACGCCACATCAGGCGCAGGGGCTACCAGCCAGTGCGTGTAATCGTAATCGCCGTAGTACACCGGGATACCAGTGACCGTAGAAATCGGCGAGTATTCGCGCAGGTATTCGTACTTGCGAAGCAGGACGGGAAACCGCTCGCCGTTGACTAAGACGTTCATCGAAACCGTTTTGTGCCATCTGGCAGGCTTGTCGATGACTGCGGTGTTTGCCACCATCGTGCTGGTGTTGACCGTCAGGTTGCCCAAAAACTTGATCTGGCTGGCAATGATCTGCTCGGCCAACATGATGAACAGAGGGATTTTTTCGAGGGTCGCCGTATCCGTCCGGTTTAGATAGGACTGAATGTTCTCCACGAGGGAGTCATAGGTCATTACCGATGCGGCTGTCATTTTGATGCGACCCCTTTGTGCTTCTCGAAACTTCTCATGCCGCCAAAACCGAGGAGACCGGCGAGAAGCGTCATCAGTTGCTCGACTTGCAGATCAGGCGGAGGAGCCAGCCCTTTGGGAATTATATCGACTCCCTGACCAAAAGCCCAAAGCCATTGCATCAGGGGATACCCAAGGA